GCTAAAACAGTGGAAACATAATTCGTCAAGTACGATGCTTCATCCCGATCTAACTGATTCAGTTAACGCAATTGACCAGGCTCTTCCTGATCTTCCATTTTGGTGTTCTGTTGACTACGAAGCCGCTACGGATCTTTTAAAGAAATCGGCAACTTTTGCCGCCTTTGAAGGTATGCGTGGTTCTCCGTGGTTTAACCTCGGACAAGCAACTCTCTTTCCCGGTAGGGCTATCTATCCTAACTCTAATGGTCGTTATGACAAGTCCAGTCGGACCTGCCTTTCGATCGAGGGTCAGTTGATGGGTCACCCTTTATCCTTTCCTCTCCTCTGTGTGATTAATCTCGCCGTTTACCGTCATGCCTTATGGCTTTGGGTTCGCGGGTCTGAGGAATTCACATTGGAGGTGAGGACTAAGCTTTACAGGAAAATGTTAGATAAAGTGCTTGTTAATGGAGATGATATGTTGTTCAAATGCACCCAAGATTTCCATGATAGATTCTTTCTTCCTACCTGTAAACAGGCTGGTTTTAAGATCTCTACTGGTAAACATTATTTGTCCCCTATCGCTTGTATGATTAATTCTCAACTCTTCCGTCGCCGAAATTCGGTAATGGTTAAGTGTGGTTATTTTAATCAGAAGATGCTCATAGGCTCCTCGTTGAAAGAAGGAGAATCTTTGGCCACTCCAACCCAAATTGGGAAAGAGTTGTCATCGATGGTTCTTGGTTGTCCTTGGACTCGCTGTTCTGTCCCTGCCACATTTTCTCGTTTTGGAAAAGAATGGTTTGGTCCGATTTATCGGCCCAACTGGTATTTTCCTGTTCATTTAGGTGGTTTTGGAGTGGATTCATGCTTGGCTCCTTCGGATTGGAAATCTCGTGTAACTCGCGATCAACGTCAGATGGCAGCTCGTTTCATAAACGATCCGGCAATGACGCTTTATCGCAAGTCTGGCATGAGTATTCCGTCTGCAAGATTTGCTCAGGCTTTATGTCATTTTCGTTATCAGATTGGTGATTACATCCCTTTTGAGGATGAGATTACGACTGAAAACGATGATTGGCTGGCCCGGGTCGCCTATGCGGCTCGCGCTCAAAATCTTCCTCCTGTGGACGACAATATCATGACTGTGAAGTTCAGACCGGAGTATCGATTGAAGCCCATGTCTTGGGAACGAATCGAATTATACTGGAAAGCTCAATTGTTTTCCCGTGGTACTCCAGTTTGTCCTCCACTGCCTCCTATCGAGTTACCCCAAAAAGCCTCCGGGATTCGTCAGATTATGACCCTTAAGTCTGGTTATGGTCCCATAGTCTTTGCAGACTATCAGACACGACCAACTTTTGAGTCGGAACCTGCCTATTCCTGGGAAGGCTGGACTTCTTCAATTTTGTCCTAAATATGACAATAAACTATTACTGGGTTTTCTGAGGTTATACCCCAAAACGGTGATTCAC